GCTAGTTCTTTAGGGGCATTGCCTTTAGATATACTTGCTAAACTAAAAGCAAGTACCCCACCAAACAAACCTCCTGCAGCAGTTAACCCATATGCTAACTCATCTCTCTCCTGTTGGAAGTCTGTCTTCATTAGAGCGTTCTGGTAAAAGCCTTCTACTGTGAGTGCAGCAGCAGTATCACCAAAGGCAGCACCTACACCAAACTTACGTCTTTCTTTCTTGAGTGCGGCATCTACTGCACCCTCTTCTACGCCCTCTATGGCATCACCACGCATGGCTTTACGCATGATCTTACGCCTTATAAGACCTATCTGTTCTTTCTCTAGCTCTGAAAGTCCTGCACGTTTAACGCCTTCTTTCCCTATCTTCTTTAAGTAACTGTTAGTTGCAATCTCAACACCTTTTTGAGTTGCTTTAGATGCAGCCTTAGTAGCACCGCCAGATATAAGCTTGCCTACACCTAGACCAATAACGTTAACAGGGTCTAACACAATACCACGTGCGTAGTCACCTACAGCGTCTAGCTTCTCTGCTGTAGTAGAGCCTCCACTGAAAGCCCCCTTCATGTTTTCAAATAGTCTGTAGGAGTTGTTAGCTACAGCCATAGACTCCTCGTCTGCTTTGTACAAGTAAGCAGCCTCACCTAGCACTGTAGTAGATTGCCCTACGTTAAACTTACGATTATAGTTTACCCATGCATCAACTACTTCTTGTCTGTCATGTGTCTTCTCTGACATGCCAAACCTACGCTTCATCTGTTCATCAATAATGTTGTAGTTGTGATCTTCAGTTAAATCATTTACAGAAAAAGAATCCTTCTCCCCACCTGAGTAGGTAAGGAAGTCACGTTCTTCTTCTACTTGTGTTTCATCAGGACCATATAGCTCTTCTAGTGTAGGCATACTTTTGTCTCTCTATTATTGTTCGCTTGCTTCACGCCGTTCTTGAATGGACGCCATAGCAGCAGCCATTTTTGCAAGTGCTATTTCTTTTTGATCAATAGATAACTCTTCTAGCCAAGATGCTCTGCCATTACTTTGTTCAGCAGTAATTCCAAATAGACCTTGCATGAATGCTGCTACATCAGCCCCTGCGCCGAAAGCGTATGTTAAAAACCAATTATCAAGACCTACAATGGTAGGCTCTACACTATACCATGCTTCTGCTAGGTTATTTGCTATTGTTAGACCTGCTTCGTTAGCAGTTAAATCAGTGATAGACTTTTCAATAACTACTTTGTTTTGCTCTATTGTTTCACGGGCCTCTAATACTCTTTGTTTATATTCATCTCTACTCTCCCCTTCTTTACGCGCTATACGTATATCAGGTGTACCTTCAGGTGGCGCACCCGCATCTGCTGTAGCATCATCGGTAGGGATTATGTTATCAGCATCACCTAGCACAACAGGGTTCAGGTCAAGAGCAGGAGGTACGATATCTGACGGCATTTCATAAGGTACAACATTACCGTTATATATTAAATACTCTGCATCTGGGTTAGCAGCAAACCATTCTCTAGCGGCTGCTTTGTTTGCAGGTCCGTTTAGTACTTCAAGCTTACCTATATCGTCTGGGCTTAATCCGTATGCTGCACCCTGCTCAACAAGCCTAATAGTTTTTTCCTCTTCAGTTTCTGGTGTAATATCTATACCTTGAAGAGTTGACAACAACAAGTTGTTACCTTCAATACCGTACTGACCGTAAAGCCCTTGCATTACTTCTGCAACTTTTTCAGGATTATTAGCTATTGCATATGCAACCTTATCAGACTCGTTTGCTGTATCATAAGCCATATTACCCATGCCATCAATGAAGTATTGACTTCCTATGGCACTGACAATCTTAGTTTCATACATTGATTTGTAGGCACGTTGCTCTGTAATGTTTAGCTTACCTGCATCAGGATCAGCCAAAGCACTCCTATCAAACGTGGGTAGACCCCTAGATGCTGGCATACCCATGCCTTCCATAGCTAGGATGTCATTGTAAGAGTAACCTGCTATTGAAGGTGTAGTTCTGCTGGCCTCATAACGTGCCTTAGCTTGCCCACCACCTGAAAACATATCACCTAAGCTTGCAAGAAATCCTCTATCCTCTGCATCAGAGGCTGCATCACCTGCATCTGTGTCAGCTTTAGCTACTTCAACTAAGAACTGGTCTTTCAAGGCTTGATCTATATCGTAACCCTCTTGTTTAACGTAGTCTTCAGACCCTTTATATACTTCATTCAAGTCTAATGTAGCACCATCATACTGAGTTTCAAACTGCTCTTGTAGTTTTCTTAATGCGCTTACGCCTTGATAACCATACTTACTAACTAACTCTTCAGCAGACTTAGGGTTAAGACCACCTGCCTCTAATGCATCCAGCATTTCAATAGCAGAGTCAGCCATAGCTGTTCTATCATTTACAGTCTTACGACCAAAGCGCATCATGTAATCTTCTTGCTTAGTCATGAGGTCACGATAGTAATCGTTTTTCTTCTCAACGTTTTCTACGTACTGGTCTGCTGCCCCTGCTGCCAATGCTCCAAAATCAATACTACTAAAAAGTCCCATACTCTTATGCCCCTCTGCTCATTAGTCCAGCACTAGGAGCTTCTGTGGTGACGGATGGTCCGTCAGTAGCTTCCATTGGTGCAGCCTCTTGTTCTGCCATCTTATCTTCTAGTTCTTCTTCTGCTGGACTACCAATAGCAGCCATAGTTTGAGAGATCAGTTCTTTGCCTTTAGTAGATTTGTCTGCTAACTTGGAAGCAAGTAAGTCCTTAAGTCTTTCTTCTCTTTCCATCTCACCGTCAGGGTCATCTTGTGGCATGTACTCTTCGTACTCTATACCTGCTGAGTCAGCTAATACTTTAAACTGTTTATGAATTACAGGAGCAATAAGTAAACTTACGTCTACACTATGTATGCCGTTACCTTGAGCAACCGTTAGTGCAGTGCTAGTTAAAGTAGAGATAGGTATACCTGACTGCATCAAGTACAATGCACTATCTAAAAACTTGTCATCAGCAAACTTATCTAAGTGCATCTTGATAGCTACGTTAGGGTCTGCTGTTTCGGGTGGCCTCTCCCAAGGAAAGCCACTAGGTTCATCAGTTAGGGATTGACCGGGAATAGGCCCGTTAAGTGCTTTACTCATTTCTTATCCTTAGAAAAATAGTAGTCATCTATAGATTGACCTGTAATATCACCGTTATTGCTAGGACGCCAACCGGGATTTTGTTGCCACTCTTTGCTGTTCTTCTTGTATATGACAGTGTTTAAAGGAGCATTTCTGTATCCGGGTGCTGCCTGTAGTACAGCTAAAGATTGAGTTCCGTCATAGCCCCACCTATCAAGATAAGTAGAGTACAAGTCCATCTGTTGTCCTGCATCCATGCCACGTATCTTACTTAGTGTAAGGTCTTGCGGTACTTTGTTTAGTTGTTTTAAATCTTTTAAAGCTGTAGGTGTAATTTGCCAAAGAGATACAGCACCTGAATCTTTATTCCGTGCGGAGGTATCACCTGCTGACTCACCTGCAATAACATTCTTAAACGCTTGCTCTGGTAGTTTAGGGTGTGCTTTCTTTAAGCGACTCATGCCATCTATAAACGTCCTATCTTTTTCAAGGTCTGCCATAGTAGGTGTTGAGTATTGTTTCATTCTTGCACGTTCTTGCATACGTAAAGCGTTCTCATCGCTAACAGCATTACTGGACTCTGGATCACCTTCTGTAAAGAAGCCGCCGTCTTTAGAAGGATCAGGTACACCCTTTGCTTTCTTTTCTTCTTCGTAACCAAAGGATATATCAAGCCAACCCTGTACATCCTCGTATGCACTCTTGATACCAGCTACAGCTTCAGATACCTTTCCAGATATTTCAGAAGCCAACCCCGCACCTTTTGCTTCAGGTTTGCCTACAAGGCTCTTAGATTCTGCCTTGATGATATCACTTGCATCAGAGCCTTCTCTGCCTACATCTGTCTTAGTTATACCTGACTTCTGTTGCTTCTCTATAGCATCGAACATATCTTTATAATTTGACATTTAAAAGCCCCCTCCAAACATTGCCATTAATGCTCTACCATATGATGCAGACTTGGATGCCTTTGCTTGGGATTCAGCAGCTTTAGTAGCAGCGTCAGCACCTAGTTGTGCTACAAAAATATTGTTAAGCCTGTCTTGATGACTCTCTGAAGACTTCCAAGCAAATGACATCAAGTCTCGCTCTCGTTGCCAGATTTGATCTAAGGTACTAGCGGTAAATGCATTGGCTGTTTTTGCATCCTGCATGTTAGCATCATTCTGTGCAGCCATGTTAGCAGTAGCTAACTTTTGACGCCACTGAGTATTAGCTTGTGCAACTAACAAACTGTTGCCAGCATTAAACTGGTCACGTGCATTCTCTTGCTCTACGTTAAACTGTTTAATGGCATTAGTTTCACTTACATTAAACTGTGCCATAGCGTTAGCTTGAGTAGCATTAAACTGGTTAACTTGGGTCTTCAGAGTTGCCATGAATTGATTTGTCTGATTTTCGCTAGTTGCATTAAATTGTTTTGCTGCGTTTTCTGCAGCGGTATCACTTAAGATAGCATCTTGTACTGCCTTGGCTTTAAATATCTCTGTCTGCTGCTCGTTGTTTAAGTTTGCCAAGTCCATAGACAAGAAGTTCTTAGCGTTCTCGACTTGTGCTTGCTGTTCATTACTCAGGTTAGCCAAGTCCATAGTAGCCATAGCTGCAGCATCAGCCATAACCTTAGCGTTCTTAGCATTCATGTTAGCTAAATTTGTAGTAGAAGCAATACGAGCATTCTCTAATGAAATCTGTTGATCAGCAGTGAAGTTCATGTTAGCTATGTCACTGATCTTAGCAGCAGTAGTTACACGTGCTTGGAATGCCTGATCAAAGTCTAACTTAAGAAAACTTGCACGTTGCTCTGCTGCAAACAAGGCAGTCTGCTGACGGTTGCTTAAGTTCTGTGCTTCAAACTTGGCAAACGTGGCAGCATCTTGTGATGCAATAGGTAGCGCAGACTCCATAGCAGCCTGTACAATGGCTTGTCCTGCCATAGATGATGCCCCTAAGCCACGCGCAGCCATAGTAGCGTTAGCGGCTCTCATTGCCCCTGCAGCCCAAGCAGGTGTTGCCCCTCCTTCAAAGTCTGTCATAAGCTCAGAGAGTTGCCCTTTAACTGTAGCTTTTTTACTAGGGTCAGCATTAGCAGCCTGTATGTCAGTAACCTCTTTGACTGCAGCCATATCAACAGAAGAGCCTTCAACAGCTTCGCCCGGCTCAAGTACACGTGCAGGAGGAGGTACAACTTTAGTAGGATCAACCTGTGTTATATCCTCTGTACCTAGTCCTGTTATCTTTGTAGGATCACCTTTAGCAGCGTCAACTGTAGTTGACACATCTCCTTTTGATGCTGTTACATCTTTTAAAGCTTTATCTACATCTTCTTTAGAAACAGATGCTAATACAGATGCAGGTGTTAGAGTTTCGGGGGTAGGTGCTTTAGCTGTTGTGTCTGCCGTAGAAGCAGTAGCAGTACTCGCATCCCCTGCGTCACCTGTACCTGTGGTAATAATTTGATCAGGGGATTCAGTTAGCTTGTCTACTGGTGTTTTAGTAACTAAATCAGCAGGGTCTTTTAAAGCCTTAGCTGTTAAGTCTCGTTGAGAAGCAGCCATTTCTGCTCCCTGTGCAGTACTTAAAGTAACCATCTCCGCTTGTAGCTTTTGAATGTCTGCTTGCTTTGCCGTAACTTTCTCAGCAATCTTAGGGTTTGTTTGATCCTGTGCTGAAAGATTAGCAAGCTCAAGGTTAGCTTTATTTAATTTGTCTTGTAACTGTTGGCGTGATTTAGTTAAATCTTCTCCTGTAGTCTCAGCGTACTCACTTGCTGCCGTACCTGCGTCCTCTGCCTCTTTAGCTTGCTTTATTTCAAGTAATCTCTTTTCTTCTGCTGCTTTTTCCGCTGCAGCCAAGTCCCTTTTACGTTGTTCTTCAGCCTCGGCAGCAGCTTTGGCAGCAGCGTCTATTGCAATCTGAGGATCAACAGGTGCAGGGCCACCGCCACCACCGCCACCAAAGACAGCATGATCCAAGAAACGAACACTGGGGATAAATGGATTATAGATCATGATTAAAACTCTTTCTTGTGTGTCTTGGTAGGATCAGAAAACCTACGCCATCTTGCAATAGGTGCTTTACCGTATACTTGTAAGTGTTCTTTTTTAAGTGATGAAATCATTTGCCTTGCTTTTCCTGTAGTAGATATAAAGTCTAAACCCCAAAGCTGCTTATCTTCTATGTCTTTATCTTCGTAGTCTTCTTGTTTAGGTTCATACTTATACTGTAATAGTTTTTCTGCTTTATCTTTTGTTAGCCAGCACCAAGTTATAAGTCCTACAGGTACATTTTTTTGATTGTAAAATATTCTAACACGGTTGTTTTTAATTGGCAATACTAAATACGTATTTATATCATCTAAAGTATATTTTTTATGTGGTACGCTGTTTATAAATAAAGTCAATCCATCTGCTACTGCTTTGTTGTAGTCTAACTTCACTAGAATCCGTCCTTTAATCCGTCAAGTATATCTTGAACTGATACTCTCTTCTTAGCGTTAGGTGTGTATCTACACATATACGTCTTAGGGCATTCACTAAACTTAAACATAGGGTAATGATATCCTATTGTACCATTAGGTCCACGGTAAATGCAAACCATTTCTCCCTGTATCTTAACTCTTTTTGCTAAGTGACACTGTACA